AAGAATCTTTGAGTTTGTGGAACTTGTGGATCGGTAACAGTTAAATCAGCAATAAATAAACCATACAATTCAGCACCTAATAGCTTCGTTAAGTACTTCTTCTCATATTTCTCAATATAAGTATCTAATTGGTCATAACAGTTCTTAGAAACGTTGTATTCCCCTTTAAAATCTGTGTTAACAACTATACTCATTATTTAAGTTTTGCAGCACCTTTATTAATTAAAATAATAGCACTATCTTTAGTTACTAAATAAACTTGACCCTCAACTAAATGCTTATTTTTTAAAGCTATTATTTCTACTTGAGCAGGTAATTTACTTAAATCAACTTTTTCTTTCTTAATCGCTTTGTTTTTGATTTTCTTCTTTTCCATAGTATTGGCTTTTACCTATAAAACCCCCCTACTTTCATAGGGAGGTCTTAATTAGGAAACTAAGGATTAAGGAGTTTCTAATAAACCTTTATCAGTTGCAAATACACCTGTAACGAAGGCTGGTCGTCTGTTAGTCTTAACTAAACATAAACCTCTCCATTCAGCTAATACAGTAACTAAGTTTTTAGTGAAATCATCAGAATCACGACCAACTTCAATGCTCATTTCTCCTTTGTCATAAACAGTAGCAGAAGCAAAGTTACCAATTAAATATTCTCCATCAGCAACTAAAGTAGTTGGAATTAACTGAACACCATCTAAACTTAATTGACCAGCAACCATAGCCAATCTGTCAATGTAACGTCTATCAGTTGTAGAAGTTTTAATCAACTTTAAAGTAGTGATTGTGTTAGGGTGAACAAAAGCGTAATCTGCATCATCTTGTTCAGCTACTTGAATTTGATTCATAGCAACAGTTAAAACATCTGCTTCATTTGCATTGTCAACAGTTCCTGCGAAAGAACCAGCAGCAAATGGAGTAGCAACAGTTTTAATACCATTAAGGTTAGAACCTACGTTATCTCCTTGGTAAACTTGGTTTTCAACATCTTTCAATAACTCTCTCATTAACTCGTTGTTAATTTCAGCAGTCATAAATGAAATGTCATTAACCATTTCTTCAGATACTTTGATGAAAGCAGTTCTTTTCTTAACTGATTCAGAATTTACTACTAAATCAAAATCAATTTGGTTTTTCAATGCACCTTCAGCAGTTCCTCCAGCAGCACCATCTTTGTTAGCTTGAGATACCCAAGAAATCACGTTTGATTCAGCAGTTCCTCTTGTAACTACATCCATCATTCTGATTCTTCTTGAAGCAATAGCATCCATTCCTGGAAGTCTTTGCTCAACTGGTACATTACCACCTGCAACGTTTGTTGAAATCAACATTGTTCCAGCAGCCTTAAAGTTTAAAGTAGCACTTCTATCTCCTTTAATCTTTAATAAAGATTCTTTGTTAGCTTCTAATCCTTTTCTTACAGAATTAACAACACCAACACCTTCAGATTTTTCTTGTTCAGATAATTTCTTAATCTGTAATCCGTACTGCTTGATAGTTTCATTTAAAGACTTCATTTGAAGCTTTGTGTTTTCAGCCATTTCTTCTTTCAAAGATTTGATTGCTTCAACATTATCTTCTTTACCTTTTGCAACTAAATCAGCTAAAATTTCAGCGTTCTTTTCGTTGTACTCGTTGTAAAGTCCTGCAATTTCTTCAGCACTTTTTTCTTTGAATTGTTCTGTAGAAATCCCTTTGGTTTCTAAGAATGAATTAAATTTGTTCATTTTCTTTTTTTTAAATTAATTATTATTTTAATAAGTTCAAATAAAAATCATTATGACCATTCGGCTTCGGCTCTGGAGTAACTTGCGTTGGCTCTTTTACCATAAGTGATTCAATCACATCATTATATTTGGTTTGGCATACTCTTAAATTCATTTCTATCGCTTCTAAACGTTCATCAGTTCCTTTACCATTCTTCAAAGCGTTGGTAAGTCCGAACATCTTTTTGTTTAGCTGCTCTAAATACTCTTTACTGTTTCCTTTTGATACACTTAGTAAAGGAGTTTCACTATTAGAACCAAATGTTACCGCAGAACCTTCCCAAAGGATAACCTCCTTTAATATTTGCGTTCCATCTTCTCTAATTTCAATCTTATCATTAATAGTTTGGAATCCTATTGAATGTTCTGTAATAATACCATCTTGATAATCTAAAAAGGCATCATTACCCTTCGTAGAACGACCTAAATCCCCATAAGCTAATAAACCCTCGTGAGTTTCTTCTAACTTCGTGAAAACCCCTATTTGGTGTTCAAAATCGTGGTATCTTAAATACTTAATCTTTCTATTACTTGTACTATCAGCACCTCGTTCCATAATAGACTTAGCAAAAGCACCTTTTAATATTACATCTCCATCAGAATCAACATTATTAAACTTAGATAATAATATCTTTACTCTGCGACCAGCAGTATCAACATCTTTTACTGATAAGTCTATATTTTTAGTCTGAAATAGGTTCATTTGATTGGTTGTTTAGTGCATTAATTGTTTCTTCACTTAAATTATAATTACTTTCTAATAATGCAATTTTACTTTGATTGTCAATAGGCATATTTAAAACTACATTTACACCTTCCATTACTATCTTGTCTTTTTCTGCTTCTTGTTTTTTATCAGATTGTAAGGCTTCAATATTAGAGAAGTCTTTTCTCATTCTATAATTTCCTTCAGGGTAGTGAGTATTTACAATGTAAGTATTATGCTTTGCAGCAATCTTATCTGCTAAAGGAATAATCACATTTGTGTACATTGCTTTTTCTGCTTCTAATCTATTGTTGAAAGTCTTATTAGCAGGATCATTAAATAAACTCGAATCTAAACCTAATACATTGCACATAGAACGCAATGTAACAACTCCCTTTTCAACCAGTTGTAAATCTGTTGAACTCATCCCCATTGGAATGTACTTCAAGTTCTTATTAGTTACCTTAACTTTTCCAAAGTTTTTAGTTCCAGCAGTATCGTGATTAAATGCTTGTTGTACCTTTGCTGCTTCATCAGATAACATTGGTCTTTCTGACATATCAGATATTAAACCAAAAGCACCTCTATTTTGTAATAGGTTTGCATCAGCTTCCCACCGATCATTCCCAACTTGAACAACATTAGCAGCAACTTGAAATACAGAAAGACCTTTGTAAGAATCTTCTACTGTATCATAAGAAGGGTTGAACATTCTAATATGCTCTAATTCTTCAACATCATAAACACGTTTGGTTTTCCCTATCTCAAAACAATATTTTAGATTAGGTAAAAAGAAATTATCATTAGAAGTTATTTCTATATGATTAGAAGGAAGTACATCTACTTCTTCAACCTTACCCATTAGCTTTGTTCCTAATAAATAAGAGTTTCCTGAAGTAATTAAATAAGTTGCTAATTGTTCATCAATATCTTTCCAAGTATAACCTTTTGATTGATTAGGGTTAGCCATTAAATCGTGAATAGTAGTGTCTAAAACTTCTTCCCATTCACCATCTATTTTTTGTTCAACTATCCATTTAGTGCCAGTATAAACATCAACTATTTTCTTAACTACTGAATAAGCATCAACATTACTCTCATAAGAATGTTCAATTAATTTAGTTAGGTTTTCGCCTTTACGATTAAATTTCTCAAAAAGAGTAATTACATCATTTCTCTTTCTTAGATTGAAGAATTTATCAACTATACTCATTTAATTAAATTAGGGGTAAACTTAATTACCAATTAATTTGTTAATTACAAAAGTAATAATTATTTATTTATTTACGATTATTATACAAAATAAAAGTCATTATCTTGTATTAGTTCATCATATCCATAACGCAAAGCATCAATAATATGATTCCAATTATCAATTGGTGTATTACTCTTTTTATCATTCCAAACATAATTATTTAGTTCTTTATGTAGTTCAATATCTTGTTCTCTACTTACTATTGTCTTTTCATTTAAACGTGCTAATCCATTTTTGATACTATCCTTCCCTTTTCTACAAGCAACAACATTAAAACCAGCATAACGCAGTTCTTCAATCAATCTTGGTTCAGCACAATCTGCTAATATCAAATCATTAACGTGAACATTGTTTTCTAAGAATGTAATAATATCGTTGGTACTCATTCCAACCCTGTAAAGTTTTAATTCAGTATAAATATTATTATCATCAGTAGCAATTTTAACCAATGTTGTGGGATCGTTTACATAGCCAAAATCCATTCCTAGAACGGCAGGAAGTGATTCGTCAAACTCTCCAATCTTCCAATCTTCAATAACACAACCTTCTAACTTATCTAACCAACCCCCCATAACAATATGCTCATATCTTTTAGGCTTATTAATCTTCATTGCATCAAAAGACCGTATAATATCTTCAGGAACGAAATCAAGGCAATCTAAATAAGAAGTATGAATATAACATACATTGTCTTTAACACCATTAAAACCTGCTTGAACCCCCTTAGATTCAAAGAACTCTTTAAATATCCAATGCTCTTTTGTTACTGGGTTAAGAATAAGAACTTTTATATTAGGCTCATCACTATTGTTATTGTTACCCCTAATGGATAAACTTACTTTTTCATAAGTATCATAATCAGGTATTTCTTCTGCTTCTTCAACAATCAATGTACTGAAATCCTTTAAAGATTTAAGTGATGCAGTTTGTTGATTTGATCCTGTTTTAAAACCTTTAAAAACTATCTTAGACTTGTTAATTTTACTGTCTATTCTATTAATAGATATGTTAAAAGAATCTTTTAATCCGAGAATCTGTATCTTTTCTTCAACTTCAGGGAATGTTGAATCTTTACCGCTTACACTTGTGTATCTACCGTACAAAATACGATGATTTAAACGTGCTGCCCAATTTACTGCTGCTAATGCAACGGTGAAAGATTTAGAACTAAACCTTCCACCTGTAACAATATAAGTATCTACACCTTCAGGTCGTTTAAATAAAGGAATGTATTTTTTTGAAATATCCATTAATCATCTAACCCCACAAAATTAATTGTGTTATCTATATTATCACCATTAGTTGTAATATCTCTGCTTTCTTTAGCCTTTCCAAACATATAATCCCTGTAATCAGCTAAAGCCTTACTTCTTGTTTTTTTATCGTTTAATTCTTTTATTATTAGCTTTAAACCATAAGGTGTATTTTCATCAGAAGCTATCTTTTTAAGATCATCTTCACTTGAATTAAAAACTAATTCGTAGGCTTCAATTAGTGTTGATTTGGTTAATGGCTCAACACCTTTTTTTTTCAATTCATTATTTACTGAATTGAATGATTTTCTTGGTCTTCCATTTTTGTTTATGTTTTCAGGGTTATTATCAAATCCTTTACCTATAAGATTTTCTGGGTTTGGCATATCGTTGTTTTTTCGTTGTTAATCATTTTTTGGAACATACTTCTTTCCATTTATTTTAATATCTAAAGTAGAGTCAAGTTTATGCATTCTGTCTATTATTACTTGGCAATATTTAGGATCAAGTTCCATTTCGTAACACAATCTGTTTAATTGTTGTGCTGCAACCATTGTCGAACCACTACCTGCAAAAGCATCATAAATTAATTGACCTTTGCTGCTGCTATTTTTTAATGCTCTTGATACTACATCAATGGGTTTCTGTGTTGGATGAAAATTGTTTTGTTTATCTTTTGGGAACTCCCACACTGTCTTTTCATCTGTTGCAC